CGCCCCCGAAAGAACCCAAGCGGAGAAGGTTCTTGAGGCGTTCGAAGCCCAGGTTAGAGCCCAACTTGAGGAAAAGTCCCTCGTCCACTTTGAGGGTCTACTTACTTCACCTCTTGGCTTTGGGCTTACTACTGCATCTCCACTTCAGCGGGCAATCGCTCGTGTGGCTGACGGTCGGCCTCTGGCTGAACTCGCTGGCGACGAACGAGTACTGCGCGCGTTTGGAGGGGTTGTTCCTGACGCGGTTAAACCTGCCGAGTTCGCCATCGTCTCCGGCATCCGAACGGCAAAAAGCCTTTCGGCGGCTGCGCTTGCCGTCCACTGGTCACAACGTGCCGATCTGAGCCGACTTGGGCCAGGCGAGATCCCACGTATCTCCATCGTCTCGCTATCGAAAGACCTCGCGGACGTCGTCTTCGGCCACATCGTTGGCCGTATGATGGCGTCCCCTATTCTTTCCAAGCTCATCCTGGAGACGCCTACCGCCGACACCCTCATGATTCGGCACCCGTCCGGGCGTCCGGTCGAGATCAAGGTCGTCGCCAGCTCCAAGGCCGGCTCGTCGCTTGTCGCCCGCTGGTCTGCCGGCGTCATCCTCGACGAGGTCGCGCGCTGGGGAGCCGACGATGCAGCCGTCTCCGTCAACGACCTGCGTGACGCCGTCCTGCTCCGCATCCTTCCGGGTGCCCAGCTCGTCTACATCAGCTCTCCGTGGGCCCCGATGGGCTTCCTCTACGACCTAGTGAAGGAGCGTTGGGGCCGTCCAAGCCGTGACTGCGTCGTCGTGAAGGCTCCAGCCTACGACATGGCCCCGCTCATCTGGACCGACGACAAGCTGGAGATCGCGCGTCGCGACCCGCGCATCTACCGCACCGACATCGAGGCCGACTTCGCGGACCCCGAGGAGGCCCTGTTCACGACCCAGATGCTCGACTCGGCCACCCGCAAGGAGCCGCTCGTGTCTCCACCGAGGCCAGGCGCGCTCTACACCGCTGCCATCGACCCTGCCACCCGTGGCAACAGTTTCACACTGGTCGTCGCAACAGGCTCCGGGCGTAAGGAAAAAGTTATTTGCTTAGCCAAGCAATGGACAGGAAGTGCTGTAAATCCCCTGCGCCCAGCTGCTGTGCTTGCTGAGATTGCACACATCCTCAAGGCCTATCAAGTCACCGTCCTCGACAGCGACCAGTACATGGGCGACGCGCTCCGCGACCTCGCGTCTCAGGTCGGGCTCGTTCTCATCCCGCACGCATGGACCGCTACCGAGCGCACGAAGCGGTACCTCACACTGCGGACCATGTTCGAGATCGGCGAGGTCGAGCTCCCTCCTGACCCCATCGTGCGGCAGGACATGCAGCGCGTGGTCAAGCGGTACACGCAGACCGGTGTCACCATCGACCTCACCAAATCAGGCGACGGTCGCCACGCCGACTACGCTCCCGCCATCTGCATGGCGCTCACGCGCTGGCACGAGCAGATGCCCACCGAGAACCAGTCCTCTTTCGAAGACGAGTACAAGGGACTCACCAAAGAAGAGCGAGAGATCTGGATTCCGATTGAAAAGAAGATACGCCGCAAAAATGAACGTGCGGCCAGAAGCGGTCGCTTTCGACCTTGAGGGTCTTACGGAAACCTGGATACTTGCCCATGAATGGCCGGTATCACCGAAACGACCGATGCGTGGTGGCTCCTCCATCAGAATAACGAGGACCCTGCCAATGCAGTAGTCGGTGCGATCAACTCGATTCGCAACGAATCGGCGTACCGTCGCCAGATGTGGACGCGCGCTGCTGAGGTTTACGGCACCGACCTGAAAATGTTCGGCATGCCGATCCGCAACGTGTGGGACGAGCGGGTCTCGTTCAACGTTGCGCGGAACGCCATCCACACCATGCAGGCAAAACTGGCCCGCCAGATGCCGCTCCCGAGCACCTTGACGGTCGGTGGCGACTTTCTGCAGCGGTACCGAGCCAAGCAGCTCGACCGGTTCCTTCATGGAGCGTTTTACGCTGCCTCGTACGCCAAGGCGTACCCGCAGCTCCTGCTCGACGTGCTCGTTTTCGGCGTCGCAGCCTGCAAGATCTACGTCCAAGACGGCGCGATCCAGATGGAGCGCGTTCCGATCTTCGATTTGCTCGTCTCCGACGCCGAGTCTCGGTACGGAACGCCGCGCTGTCTCTACCACCGCTGCTACATGGACCGCTCCGTGGTCCTCGAAGCGTTCGGTGGCGACGAAGATGCGCTCTACGGCACCGAAAACGAGCGCAAGAAGGCCGTTTTGTCGGCCCCGCGCCCTGCCGACGACGACTCGACGTACATGAACACGTCGCGGTACTCGGACCAGATCCTGGTTTACGAGGCTACGCACCTCGCCAGCGGCCCGAATGCGACCGACGGCCTCCGCGTCATCGCTCTGTCGACCGGAACGCTCGCCACGGTGCCGTGGAAGCGCACTGCCAACTTCGGATTCGGCTTCCTGCGCCTCAATACGGACCTCGCGGGCTTCTACGGACCGTCGATGGCGCTCGAACTCGCCGCTGCGCAGGACGAGTACGACAAGCTGTCGAACAAGATCCAGATCGCACACGACCTGATGGGCGGCTCGCACATCATGGTGCAGGCCGGCACGCTCGGTAAGACCAAGATCGACAACGACGTCGGTACGATCATCGAATACCAAGGCGCGAAGCCCGACGTGTTCAACCCGCAGCCGGTTCACCCCGACACCTACGCGTACAAGGACATGATCGCGCAGAACATGCTGCGCTATCAGGGTATTTCCGAGCTTTCCGCTCAGTCGCTCCTGCCGGCGGGGCTCCGCCAGGCGTCTGGTCACGCGCTTCGCGTGTACGACGACATGGAAGACTCGCGTTTCCGCGTCGCGCACGAGGCTGTGCGTCAGTTCCATGTGGACCTGGGCTGGCTCATCGTCGATGCGTGCGAGGAAGCAGCGGAGAACGGAGAAGACGTCGAGATTCTCGCTCCTGGTCAGGGTGCGCTTGAGCGCATCAACTGGTCGGACGTGAAGATGGACCGCAAGGAGTACACGCTCCGCTGCGAGCCCATCTCGGCGCTCTCGCAGAGCAAGGCGGCGCTGCTTCAGGAGACCCTGGAGCTCGTCGACCGCAAGATCATCACCGACCGTCGCGTCGTCGCCAACATGCTCAACATCCCGGATGTCGAGTCGACGCGTGACCTGGAGACGGCGGACATCGACGTGGTCGACAAGGCGTGCTCGCTCATCCTGCGTGGTCTGGAGTACCCGGACCCCGACAAACGACTGCTGCTCGACGTGGCCTACGACCGCGCTCGCAAGCATTACAACAAGGCTCGTGTCGACGGGGTGCCCGATGAACGCATTGCGGCGCTCGACGAGTACTTGGCGAAGATTGAGGCGCTGATTGCGCAGATGCAGGCCGAGGCCCGAGCGGCTCAGGCAGAAGCGCAGGCAGCGGCTCAGCCGCCGGAGGCCCAGCAGGCACCGGCACCAGAGGAGGTACCCAATGTCTGACGATCTTTACGCACGCATGAACGCTGCGGCCAGCGAGGCCATCAAAGCGGCGACCCCGGCAGAGGCCACTGGCGACGAGGTGGCAGAAGCCGCTGCGCCCGAGGAAACCCCCGAGGCGACGGAGCCCGACGCTGCAGAAGCCGCCGAGACCGAGGAGGTCCAGGAGGGCGCAGAAGAGACGGAAGAGGTGGCGCAAGCCGCTGATGCCGAGGAAGAGGCCGAGCAGGAGCGCGACATCGCAGACGAGATTCTGTCTGTGCGTCAGGCTGCTGAGCGCCGCGTGCGCCAGGCCGAGTCGCGCGTGCGCGAGCTGGAGGCGAAGCTCGCCAAGTCGGATGAGCGCGTTCAGCAGACGCAAAAGCAGGTCATCGACGAGATCTTCAAGCGCCTGCGTCGTGCCCCCGCGCGCACGTTCAAGGAGTTTGGGTTCGAGTTCCAGGACCTGATCGACGCTGGCATGCGCGAAGGCCAGATGCACGAAGGTGCGTTCGGCGAGATCGACGAGGTCCGCCAGGAGCTCAAGGCGCTGCGCGAAGAGCGCGAGACCATGCGCCGCGAGACCGAGGAGCGGCAGATGCAGGCTCAGATTACTGAAGCCCGCACGTCGTTCCTCCGTCAGGTGTCGAAGGACAAGTTCCCGACGCTGTACAACATGTTCGAGGACGACGTCGAGTCGCTCTGGCAGGAGGCGATGTCGGTCGCCGAGTCGCACGAAGAGCAGCACGGCGAGCAGCCGGAGGACCTCGCGGTCATTCGGTACCTCGAAGAGAAGTACAAGCGAAAGCTTTCGCGTCTTGGTGCGGCCCCAGCCGCTGCACCTGCGCCGGTCGCCGCCCAGAAGAAGGGCGTGAAGACCATCTCGACGAAGGCTGCCAGCGAGACGCGGACTGCTGGCAAGCCGTTTGGACAGCTCGATGCCGACCAGCAGAAAGCTGCCCTTTTGGCCGCAGTCAAAAAAGCAACCTCGCAATCAGCTAACTAGGAGTTTCAATCATGCCGTACGCAAACCCGACCTACTCTGCCGTTCAAGCCATCCTCAAGACCAAGTACCCGGATGGTGCGATCCCGCAGGCGCTCTACAAGAACTTCCCGCTCCTCGCGCTCGTCAAGAAGACCACGAACTTCGATGGCGACTTCCGCGTTGTGGCGCTCCAGAACGAGCGTCCGCAGGGTTCGTCGTCTGGCTTCAAGATTGCCCAGGGCATCGCGAAGGCTGGCGTCAACGGCGGCGGCGGCTCGTACAAGCGTTTCCAGGTCTACCGCACCCGCCACTACGGTCTTCTCCGTATGGACGGCGAGACCATGAAGGCTGCGGTTCGCACCTCGGGCGCGCTCGTTGACCTCTGGAACAACGAGACGGACGGCATCTCGACGAACGAGCTCCAGGAACTTGAGTTCCAGCTCTTCGGCGACGGCACCGGCAAGCGTGGCGTTATCTTGGGCGCTCCGACCGTCGCGTCGGGTGTTTTCACGATTCAGCTCGCGACGCCCGCTGATGCGGTCAACTTCATGCTCGGTATGAAGGTCCAGTTCTGGGACCTGACCGGTGCCGGTACGCAGCACCAATACGGTGTTGCTACCGCCGAGTCTGAGGACGGTACCGGTATGTACGTTACCGGAATCAACCGTCAGTCCGGCTCGCTCACCACGCAGGTGTTTGTCGCTGGTGTGGCAAGCACCACCGCAACCATCGGCGCGATCGTTTCTGGCGACTCGATTGTGCGCGCTGGTGACGCGACCGGTATTGCCAACGTCGGTTACGGCGGAGCCGTTAGCCCCTACTCGGCCACGGGTTCCGCTCTTGGCTGCGTTACCGGCCTGCAATCGTGGATCACGAGCCCGTCGCTTACGGACAATTTCTGGGGCCTCAACCGTTCGGTTGATCCGGTCCGTCTTGCCGGCCAGGTGCTCTCGACGTCGGGCCTCCCGATGAACGAGGCGCTCATGGAAGGTGAGGCTCGCGTGCTCGTGCAGGGCGTTGGTTCGCCCGACACGATCCTCGTGAACCCGCTCGACCTCCAGAACCTCAAGAAGGCGCTCGGTTCGGACATCGTCTATGACCGTGTTCAGTCGAACATCGCTGGCATCTCGTTCAAGAGCATCCAGTACGACGGCGCGAACGGGCCGATGAACATCGTCGCTGCGCCGATGTGCCCGCGCAACAAGGCGTTCATGCTTCAGATGTCGTCGTTTGAGCTCTCCACGCTCGGCGCTGCCCCGCAGATGCTCGACTGGGACAACAACGACTACCTCCGCGTGAACGACAACGACCAGTACGAGGTTCGTTTCGGCCACTACGGGCAGTTCATCTGCAACAACCCGGGCGCGAACATCATCCTCACCAACTTCGGCGCCTGATCTAGGATCTAGGAAAGGAGCCGAATCATGGCACTGAATCGATACCTTTACCCCCAAAAGGGTACGAACATCGTCCAGCAGGTCATGCTGACGACGCGGGTGAACATTGACAGCGCAACTGGCGATGTGACCACCATCGCCGCTGGTCGGGGGCTCACTGTTGTTCACAACGGCGGCGGCGTATATGCCGTCACGTTTGACAATGCCTCGTCCGTGAGCCAGGTCATTGATGCGAGGGCAACGGTGACTGCAACGCCGTACGCGGCTGGCAATCATATCCTCCTTGCGCCGACCTCTGTGTCGACGACAGGGGCTACGTTCCAGGCGTTTCAGCCGAACACCGGCGCCGTTGGGTTTATCAACGTGGCTGGCGCACAGCTGAGCATCACGCTCATTTGCACGCTCAGCGCGGTGCCGGCCTGATGAAGGGCAAAGGCGGCATGGCCCTCATGATCGCCATCGGCAAGAAGAAGCCTGGGATGGGGGAGGAGCGACCCTCCTCTCCCTCCCTCGCTTCCGATTCCGAAGGTGAGGGCATGGACATGACGAGCACGCTTGAGCCCCTTGCGAAGGCTTTCTTCGAAGCTGGCGCGAAGGGTAAGTACAAGCAGGCAGCGCAGCTCTTCCATGAGATGCAGAAGTGCTGCGGCGAAGATAGCTACGAAGAAGAGGATTGACGCATGGCATACTCACGGACGCTCTCTGAACTCGAACTGGCCGTTCGGCGTGAAGCCGACATGGTGAACTCGCAGTTCGTTACGTCCGCTGAGGTGCGTGCGTACATCAACCAGTCGTGGGCCGAGCTCTACGACCGGATCGTGCTGTTCGATCAAGAGTACCTCCTGCGCTACGTCGACTTCGCGTCGACTGGCGCGGGGGAGTACGACATTCAAAACGACCTCCACACTGGCGTCGTGCGGTCAATCAGCTCGATCTATGCAGGCGGAACTGGATATGTGAACGGTGCCTCCGTTACCCTTTCGCAGGGTGCAAACGCCACGGCAACCGGTGTGATTACGGCATCTGGCGGCGCCATCACTGGTGTGACGCTGACCAACGCTGGGTTTGGGTATGTCGATGCAGCAATGCCTAGCCAGGCATGGCAGCTCCAAAACTCAACAGCGTATATCAGCAACACCACGTTTACTGGCGGGTGCGTATTTGTTGGCAACTATGCCTACTACGTCATCAACGATTACGTGGCCAACACATGTCGTATCCTCAAGGTGGATATGCTCACTGGGGCTCACGCTACGAGCTCTGTGATTTCGTCCGACATCCTTGAGGTTCTTGCGTACGACACGAACAACAACAAGCTTGTTACCATCGATACTACGACATCGTCAGTTGTGTCGATTGATCCAGCCACGTTGTCATTTACGTCTGCTGCCGTTGCAGGATCTCCGCCGTTTGTACAAAACGGCGTACTGTTCGATCCAAACACTGGCGATATTTTTGCAGCGTCGTCGTCGACGATCTACAGGTTGGATCTTTCCGGAACGATTCTAGATTCGTTAACGCCTGGATACGTAATCCTCAGCATCCTGACAATTGCCTCCGCGTCGTCTCCGTCCGTTCTGTTTGTGCAGGACTCGTCTGATAATTTGTACTCTGTGCAGTGCAGCCCACTCGGCCCGTCGCTTCTTGTATCTGGCTATCCAGACAAGATTGTCTCCGCTGTATACGTTCCAGCAGTCGACAGGCTGTACATGTCGATGGGATTGGGCGCTCCGACGTCCGCTCAGTATTACGATTTCAACATCATGAGCAATGTTGATATCGAGCCTACGCTCGTTGCTGCTGGATACGTTCCAGGCGTTTGTCTTTTGTCATATGATGTAGCTACCGACGAGGTGTGGTACGCATCATTTTCAGCGGGCCCTACGTCTAATGTTGTCGTTGGCATCAATGCGACGACTGGTGCTGTTTCGACGAGTATCACGACGGCGGCTGGACAGGCTGACTGTGCGGCTCGACTTGGTCAGCGAGTGATCGTTACTGGATATTCGGCTGGTATGACGCCACTGAATTTGACGACCTACATTTACGAGTATGGTGGTGGCACTGGCGCCACCATTCCGAACTACATCGTTCTCGATGTATCAGGCGGAACTGGGGGCCAGATTGTCGCCTACATCGAGAGCGACTTCTACAAGTGCAAGGGCGTCTGGTACGGCAGCGGGAGCGTTGGTAATACGACAACGTTCAATCCCCTGCGCCGCTTCATGTGGGACGAGCAGAACTTGCTTCGTCAGGCCGGTATCTACGAGGGAAGCAACGAACTTCCATATTACCGTATTTATACGGTGTATGGTCGAGAGCTTCTCTCGATTGCGCCAGATACACTTGGTGGATCGTATCGAGTCTACTACTATCCCGCGCCGCAGAAGATGCTGGTTGATACGGACCGGGTTGATGGTCGCTCTGGCTGGGATGAGTGGGTAATCAAGGACGCGGCCATTAAGTGCCTCCTCAAGGAGGAGAGCGTCGAGCAGGCGGCTGCCATCAAGGTCATTCGTGACGAGCTCTTCCAGCGATTCCAGCTTCATGCGTCCGAGCGCGATGCTGCGCAACCGGAGCGCATTCGCCGCACGGCGCTTCTGAGCAACCGCTACGGTTGGTGGAGGTAGTCATGTCGGGAGCAAAGCCCGAGCAGTTTACCCCTCGCCCTTCTGGCAACGCGCAGCTCGACCGAGTGCAGCGCGCAGTGTCCGACGCCACGGATGCCATTCGACAGCAGCCGCCACCGTCCCAGACGGTGACGAGCGTCACGAAGGGTGCGCCTGGACAAGGTATTACCTTTAAGCCTGGGCAGATCGTGGATGTGCCTCACAACCTCGGACGGGTGCCGACTGGCTTCAACATCGCCAAGGTGGTGACCAACACTCCGAACGCGGCTTCGGCTCCGTATGCGGCTCCGAACCTGCAGGTTGTTGAAGTTCCCGGGCCGCTCGGGCAAAAGATCATGCGGTTGCGCTACATCGCGCCGAAAGACGACCAAGGCAACGACGTCACGACGCCGGTCCGCCTGCACCTGGAGATTACCTGATGGCTTCGAACGAGCAGATCGTCAACGCTCCGGTTGTTGCAGGTGTCGATGTCTACACGGACCCGAACAACCTGAAGCCGCCGGCTCTCGTGATGGCCGACAACGTGACGATGCGACATCCGGGCAGCCTGGAGAAGCGCAACGGGTTCTCGCTCGTGACCGGCACGGGCTATCAGCCGGCTTCTGCGTTTGACGGCGACACCGTGCCGAGCCCGGACGTCGAGGCGATTGGCGTGAACGAGTCGTCCATCGGCGAGCGCGCTCTGTTGGCGGCTGGCTCGAAGCTCTACGAGTACGTTGGTTCGGACGCGAGCCACGGTTGGCGCACGGTCAACCGGATCCCGGAGCATGTTGGCACCCTGAACGCGGTGACGTCTTCGGGTGGCAGCATCACGGAGATTGACTCGATCCCCAGCCCCGATGGCGACTACATCTTCACGGCGTGGATCTCGGGTGCGCGTACGGGCCAGGAGCTTTCGAGCGACCTCGCCTACGCCGGCATGACGACCGCTGCGTACAACGCATACGGTAATATTCTGTATTACTCCGTACAGAAGACGGAAGACGGTTCGTTTGTTGTTCCTCCTACGGTCCTGCAGGAAAACACGACGAACCCGCTTCTGAACCTGCGCCTGACGAAGCTGTGGACGAGCGCATCGAAGTATCACGTCATTGCTGCATGGCAGAATGGCGGCTCGATCCAGTACAAGATGTACAACTTCGCGTCGATCACGCTTAGCGCACTGCAGACGCTCGGGACGACGGGCCAGACCTGCTTCCGTGCATTCGATGTTACGGGACTTCAGCGTTCCGTATGCGGTGTTCCGGCGATCGTATGGGCTGCGTGTCCAGTCGACACCAGCGGGGCCGCGCCTGCAGACTTGTACGCGGAGCTGGCGACGGTCGACCAGGTGACTGGCGCGCATACGTTTAGCGCCAGCGTGACAAACATCATGGCCAAGGCTGCGCCTGGAGCCGGGGTCTGGTACGAGGCATGGGCGTTTCGCGGCATCGTTCTGGAGCAAGACACCGAGGCGGGCGAGTTCGGCGCCACCGCACGAGCAATCACGCAGTACTATTCCGCTCCAGCATCGGCGACGGGAAAGCTTGACGGTCAGCTGTGGACTGTCCTTCTGGCGGCCAGCCTTGGGTCGTTGACGGTAAGCGCCAAAAACGCGCAGATCCCAGGCATCGGGTTTCAGACGCAGGACAACCACGACAACGTCCTCGCTACGATGACGGGCACGACCAACGTGACCGGGTCCGTGCAAATGCTTGCGCCATACAATACGCAGGCGGCATGGCTGTCGATTCCACTGACGCCACCCAACAATCTGCTCACCCCGTACACGCTTACGGGTCAACTTCCGGATGGTACGTTTCAGACCTACGTATGCACGCCGTCCGCGAATGCCGTGAGTACTGGTTCGACGACGATTGTCTGGTATTTAGCTCTCACGATTACGGGACCGAACGTCGCGGGCTACACGCCCACCCTGAATCAGTCCGTCTACGGTACGCCGCCTGCCTTTCCGACGCCGACACACACGTATCCGCAAGATGCGCCAGTCCCGATCTCGTTGACGAGTGATGAGCAGATCACGCTCGTCGACATTTCAGGCATCGCTGCAGGCTTGACCGGGTTCACGCCTGGCATTCACACGGGGTGCCCTGTGTATGCGGGAGCGGCGATCATCTGCTACGTATCGGTCTACGTAAACCCGGCTGGCAACGTCACGGAAATCGCCATCGAGGATGGCCTTCCTGGCGTTATTCCTCCATTGGGAAGCCCTGACACTCCGACGGCGATTACTGGCATCACCATCCCGCGAGCGGGTCCGTTTGTGTGGCCCGCTGGCGGATACGCATACAGCCACATCTATGGATCGAGTGGTCCGATTCAGGCGCTCGACGCTCCGAGTCGTGTGGTTCGAGTTACAAACACGAAGTACGTTGTCGATGGTGAGATTGAGCACTGCGTTCATCGGTGGGACGTTAAGTCTTCTTCTGGTGTGGCGTACATTGCGCTCTCTTCGGTAAGCGCGAACACCACGACGACGCCAAACGGAGATGAGCCGTTTGGTGCAGCGGCTCCGCAGCGTTCGAACAACATGTTCGAGGTCTATCGCTGGGACCAGTCGACCGACCGGCTTCTGATCAACTGGAATGGGTCCATCACGTCCGACGTCATGGTTGGCGCTCTCGGTGGTCCATGGCGCATGGTCGGTGGTCTCATCAAGGGCAGCAGCAACCAGCTCTACTGCGCGGTCTGCCCCGGTGGTGACGAGTACCAGCGCAACACGTTCTTGATGCGCATCAACATGTCGAGCTCCTTCTCGGTGCTATTCCCCACATCTGGGAAGGTGGATCCTGGCGCAGAAGACTGCGTGTACGAGGACAACCCAGGTCTCTTCGTCGAGTCGTGCAACATGATGCGCGTGACCTCGGTGCCTCTCAACATGCCTAGTATTCGCACGCTGTACAGCGTCGGCATGTCGCTCGCGGCGCTGCGCGATGGTTCGTCCCGTGGGACGCAGGACATCTTCAACATCGCCTACAAGTCGACCCCGTCGTCGTGGCGAAAGCTCATCCAGCTTTCGGACTACACGTTCATCAATGGCGGGACGTTGTCGATCTTCGACGGAGCGAACTCGTACGAGGCAACCTCGCTCATGTGGCCTCAGCGAGACCTGACGAGCGTGAACTGGCCGATTGTGTCGCCAGATGTCTACATCGTCACGCTGCAAGGTGCTCAGCAGAACGTGCAGAACACGTTCTCGGCCAATACGTTCTACGACCGCAGCGGCACCATGGGCAAGGATGCGTATTGCGTTGTGAACGTCACGCGCGCCTGGTTCAAGTACGAGGCAGGTCTCAACGACAAGAACGGGTTCAACAACCCGAACGGTTGTGGTTGGGGATACATCAAGACGTTCTGGGGTGGAGAGCCTGCCAAGAACTACGAGACCGTCTACGCCGACCCTCGCGTCGCCCAATACAGCTTCAGCAAGGCGAGCTACTCGAATGGCTGGAACGAGGCCAACACCGAGAAGCAGCATTACTACGGTCGCTACCAGGAGACACCGCGAAGCTTCAAACAGCATGGCGGAAGTCCAGATAACCTTCCATTTGGCATTCCGAATGGTGGGACGGAGACCGCGCTGTACCTCTGGGCTCCTCGCGCAGCTCCTGGGTGGGGCAACCTCGCCTGCAACATTTACAACCCGGCAAGCGCAGGTGGCGACTTCCTCATGCGCTGGACGTACGAGTACACGGACGGCACGGGTCGCATTGTTCGCTCGGCTCCGAGCAACGCCACACAGTACACAGTCTGCGCGGAAATCCAGGGAGACTGGTACGACTCCGGGGCGAGTGGAACAGGAGCGCCTGACTACACGGGCGGCATCGTTACGCAGTTCAGGTGGGGCTTCTTCGCCCCTCGACTTGAGGTAACGAACCGCCTGAAGACGGCGGCGTCGGATGCGCAGCGCGTCTCGCTGCAGCCGTACACGACGGCGGAGCCGTACTCGACGGTGCTCTACCGCATGCCGCTTTCGAGCTGGAGCTCGCCGTCTGCAAGCTTCGTCGTGAACCGCAACCAGACTCGCGGCGTCGTTCCCAACACGCTGACGCCGTATGCCGCGTCGAATCCGCTTGGGTACGTCATCGACAACTTCGCGCTCTTTGACGGGCCGCAGAAGGACTACAACGGGCTTCTCTCCGAGCCGTTCCTGTACACGACCGGGAACGTCCTCGACAACGTGCCGCCCCCGTCGGCGCTCGCGATGTGCATCCACCAGAACCGCTTGGTGATGGGTGGTGCCGACGACCCGACGGTCATCTGGTTTAGCAAGGAGCTCGGTCCCACGGAGGCTCC